TTTTTTCTCGTAAACTGTATCTTCGCCTGATTTGATTGCAAGGGTATAGGTTTCTTGATTTGCACCAACAAGGACAGGAGATACTTCGTAAACAGTTAAATCTTTAAGAAAGCGAACATCAGATTCAGAATCGTCTTTTTGAAATTTACCAACTTCTGAATCATTGACTCTAAAACCAAAAGACCATTGTTGAAGATCGCCCATTGATTTAACTAAGTTATATGCTTCTTTTCCTGCTTCTGTGTCCATAAAAAATGAACCTTTAAACACAGCAGAATCTTCGCCTTCTACGATAACACCTTTACCAATTGGTTGATCCCACTTATGTGCGAATACCATTGGAACTTGATTATCTTTGAAACCTGATTTGACAGCACCAGGAACTACAACATCGCCATCGCTGTCGAGATTATTATATACTGAGAAGACAGCTTCAACACTACCTTTCTCTTCTCCATCTTCTTTGATGGAGAGGTCGAAACTTTTAATTTCTTTATCCATTAACCTATACCTCTTAATCTATATTAATACTGTAGATACTACAGTATCAAATTTAACTTTCTGTACTATTTATTTTAACAGACTGATCTACGAGTTGTTCTGCCTTTTTTTTACGCTCGTCAATTTTCTTCTTTTGTTCATTGACAATTTTTTTCATAGCAGATACACCAGACTTAGTAACACCACCCCACTTCATAACTGCAATAGTTCCATTGAGTCGGTTGTTACCTTGGTGTCGATTCATAAATCGTTCTCTTCTTTTTACCCACGAAAGTACTGAGGCACTTCGGTCTCCTGCTTTGTATTTAGTCCAATTTCTAAAAGCATCATTTCCTGTAAAAGAAGTAGGAGGGTTTCCACCTGTACCTGCTCTTCTCCATATCTCAGGATAATTTTCTTTTAGATTTTTAACATAAGCGTAATCAGGGAACTGTCTGAACTTAGAGTTCGACATACTTATCTTTTGATTATCGCCACTGCCTGGAAAATTTGTAACATCATTAGGAGCTTTATCTCCTTTTCTGAAATCTTTTATAACAGTAAGTTTAGAAATTGGCATAGTAACATTTCTATCTGTTTTCTTGTGAGAACCATCTTCCATGATTGCCCAAACATTCATTGTTGCATTTTCTTTAGAAACAGAAACTACAATTCCATGGACTGTTGAGGGAGGATCAGGATCTTTATTTATTGACCAACTAACAGCTTGTCCTACTTTTACTGATTCTGCTTTTATATTCTCAGGTTCTATTTCAAAAGCCTGTTCAAATAATGTTTCAGCTTCTTCGTAAGATACTTTTAATTCGTCAATAAGTTCAATACCTTTAGAACTTTTTGGATGTCCTGCAGGTAGTAAGTCTTGGTCAAATGGTTTTCTTGGGAAAGAACCTTTAAGTCCTTTTATAAAAGCGTTCACTCTAGCTATTCCCCACTGGGTTGCACTTGTAACATTACCTCTCACTGAGGCAGGGTTAGTACGATAAGCACCGACACCTCTTCTAAATACTGCAGCTAACATTCCATAAGTAGCTCTGTATTTAGGATTAGAAGCATTGTGTTTTGCTACTTTGTCTTTTAAAGTTTTTTTGACTTTTTCTGATATTGCAGGTGCTTTTTCATTATCAAGATAAGTTGGTGTCATAACAATGTTGCCTTCTCTTGTAACTTCAGCTTCTGTACTCGTTGTATCTAATACAGCTTTAATTGTGATGGCTTCGTCATATCCATCAGCCATGAGCAGTTCATTTTCTTCCTCTCTAGGATTTGGTTCTTCGCCCATTTCATCTTCAGGCTCATCTTTAGGTTCTTCCATTACTAATGGCTTGTTATAATTTTCAGGTAATGTAGGTTCGAGGTTGAGTGGTCGTAAAAACACATCATGTTCATCTCCAAATTCAAGACCAACAGCTTTTCTAGCCTCAGCTACTGTTATCCAACCACCTGTAACACCTGTTTGCATTCTTTTAAATATTTCGCCTTTATCTACATCCAAAGCTCTAACTTCATTAAGGTCATACTTACATAATATTTTTGGATCTGCAGTAAAGTCTGATTGCAATAACTGATGAGTAATTTCATTAGCTACTGTTTGCCATAGAGGAATAAGTTTTTGTTCAGTAAAGAACTCTCTCAATTCTCTCGTATTGTTGTATGTCGCCGATTCCAGTCCAGCTCCGAGTCCAGCGAGAATTGCTGGGACACCTAAAACTGCAGAAACTCTTTCCTCAGGCAATCTCCTTAGTTGGTTAAGGTTTAATTGTTCTGGAGACCAAGATACTACTTTTACATCCATTGCACCTGTAAGTATCATTGGTGCTCCTCTATTAGAACCACCAAATTTTTGTTTGTATATTTGAGCAATCGCTTCAGCCTCATCTTGGCTAGGTCCACCCATTGCGTCATCTTTAGGAGAAAGAATAACACCAGGTACTGCCATGTTGTGTAACAAAGCAGCTGCGTACTGACCTGCAGCCTCGTCTCCTAAAATTTCTCTTAATACAGCTTTAAGTGGTGCAAATCCTTTTCTGTGATTATTAGGATCAACACCTTGTCGAATATGAACAATGTCATTTGCAGGGATTACAACAAATTCATTTTGGTTGAGTGAGTTAGAGTCTTTAACATAATATTCGTAGTGAGTAATTAATTGTTTTTCGTTACCTCTTGGTTTTATGTAGTGAGGCATAAGAGGAACAAGTTCAATAACTCTGCCTGCTTTATTTTTGTTCTTCAATAAATAAGCATCGCCTTCAGCATTTAGTGCTGTAACAATGTAGTGTGCTAATAAAGAACCTGAAGTGTAAGGATTAGGTCTGTTAATTAAAGTAGTTACAGGGTGGCTATCAACCATTTCATAATCTGAATCCCCTATCTCTCTATAAACTTTTAGTCTTGGTTCAGCGAATGAAGTAGAGAGTACATTCAAACAAGCGACTACAGCAGAGTTGCCTGTTCCATCTCCAATCTCTTTAATGAGTTTGTCAGGCATAAAACCTGATTGTGTATTGTATCCATAGATACTTGAATCAACCGAAGAGGTTGATCCTAAAAAACTTTTTTGTTGTGTTCTTTGTGGTGGAGCCTGAAGATATTCTACTGCTCGTCTGTAAAAACTTTTATTTTCTGCCATCTAGTACGCTTTCCAATTCACTCTCTTAGTTAAGTTTAATACACCATAAGCTAGCGTATCAACAATATCGTCATGTGCTCCTAAGGGAAAAGTCAATAATTCTCTTTCAGCTTCGTGTACCCAATCAACCATTGGGTCATCAGGAAAGAATACTTGTCCACCTTCCATTTTAGCAGACAAAGGTATGGCACGACTGCGTTTGTCTTTGTCAGCTTTTAACTCTCGGACTTGGATTCCTTCTCTTCTGGCAAACTGAATAATCGATAACTGAAATCCTGCTCGTTCAATTCCTATCCAATCAAGATTATTTTTTTTATAGAACTGTTTCATTGCAGGAATTATGTCTGGAGCTTCCATTCTTTTTCTTAACATATCAACGACAAACAATTTATCTTCTACAGGATCTTGTGCAAATGCTGTAAATACTGTGTAGTCGGCAGTTTGTTTGGTAGAAGTTGCTAAGTCAACAGTTGCAAACTTAGGCATATTATCAAATTCATACAAGAAACCATCTATTTTGGCACCACGAACAGCAGGTTGATAGTATTTAAACCAATCTGATTTGAAAAGCTGAGTTCCTTCATTTACAAATTCTGCTTCATACTCCTGTGCAAATGTCAGAGAACCAATTTCCTGCTTTGCCATTTCTAATTCTTCAGGATCAATTGCAGGATTATCTACTGTAGAGAATTTAAACTTAGCCCAATCCGCTCTATCATCTGCGTCTTGCCATAAACGATAGAACCAATTGTTCATACCACGAGGTGTACTAATGAATAAAGCAGAACCTTTTCTTTCAGTTAAGGTAGGTCTAAGAACCTCAGTCCAAGTTTCTTCTTTAATAAAAGCAGCCTCGTCCATAACCAGGAAATCCAAACCTTCTCCACGAAGTCTTTGTGGATTGTCAGCAGATTTAACAGCAATAAAACCACCATTGGCAAAATTAACTGTCATGTCCCCCATTTTTACATCAACACCTACTTTAGAGCCAAGATCATATCCTGCTGACATAATATCTCTCCAACCAAC